TATCTGACCCCTAGCAACTGAGCTAGTATGATTGGTGATGGTTCTTACCAACGAGTTTAACTGCCGCCTTTGAAGTGTGTTTATTACTTGGCCTACTCTCTGAGATATTACGGGGGTTGTATCTCCCATCACAACGCCATCGGCTATTATTTGTGCGATTTGTCTGGATTTATTAACACCAAACTGCTGCAAGGCATCTTCAATCGTTATAGTTGCATTAGCACTAGTATTCATGCCTGATGTCATTGTTGCGGCAATTAACACTTCTGATGATACGCCAACAAAATCAACCGTTGAAGCCTTATTGAATAACGCTGTAGAAAATCGACCCTCTGCTATTGCTAGTTCTTGAGCTGCTGCTATTTGCTGTAATTCAATATTTCTAAAGCCAGTATCAGTGATTGCGTTTATTTCAGCCAACAGACCCTCTAAACGAGCATTAATGTCACGCCTGATACGATATAAGAGAGCTGTAGCCTCTTTAGACTGACCGCCACCGTACCGCTCTAAAAACACTTGATGCCTCGTAGCAGCGTCTATTAAGTATTGCTGTGTAGACATTATATCAAGCCAATATCAGCAGTTTCGGCCTCATTGTCAATCTCTTCATTAGTGCGCTCTTGTCTAATGATGCCGCTAGAACGTAAATTATCTTGTAAGTCCTTCCTAGCTATAACGCCTCTATCCAATAATTGTATTTCAGCCATGACTAATTGAGCATCGATAGATTTATCATAAAAGTCCATATTTATATCAATACGGTTTTCACCCTCACCACTCATAAACAACATAGCCCAATCTAAACACTGGATTAATGCTGATTCGACATTACCGACAACCGTGCCTAATTTAGAATTTTGACCAGCAAATCGAATCTTTGCCGCTTCTGCTGTTTCAACGCCGCTAACATCTTGAATTAATTTAGCGCCTATCTTAATCATTTGCGCTTCTTTTAATTCCATGCCGCGCTCTGGCATCTGGTTAGGGTCTGCTTGTACCAATCCAGCAGAACCACCATCAGGCAGCAATAACGCACGCCTTGAGCCGAGAATAACACCGCCTTTCATATTTGCATCTACCCAACCTTGGCTCAATCCAGCAATATAAGGCGTAGGTTGTCCAACCATATAGCTACTTTCTTCAAAGTCTGCTGAGTTGCGATAGTGAGATATATTAATAGCCGCTATATCGTATAGAGGGGCTTTGTCAATCATTTCATCATTGTTCTGAGAGCCAACAAAAGCAAAGGGAATTTCTGACCATTTTGTACCGTCTGCTTTTCGTGGCTCTGAACTGCTGATTATTTCGCTATTCTCATTGTATAACTCTTGAACATAAACGCCCTCGACTAATCTCAATACGCGATATCTGTCTTTTTCTTCAACTTTAAACCCATCAGGTGATGGTTCTTGAGCAGTTTCTTTTAATACAACCATTGATAATCGTTTAATTGAGCCAACAACCTCAGTACGCCAATTAATAATAGCCTCTGACTTATACGGTAATATATTAGCTCTTAAATTTAATGCTGCAACTTGAGCCTTGCTTAGTTTTTCTTCTGCTTGAGGGTAATCGGTTAATAAACCAAATCGACCTGTTTGCAGCACATTACCAACCAAGCTACGAGTCATTTGATCCAGCGTAATCCCGCCGCCGTTTATATTATCTTCCACATAATCAATAGATGGCTGTAATTCAGATTCAATCGGCTTTCTAAATACCATGCCAACCATGCCATCAAGTGTGCTAGAAGTAAAACCAACGAAATTAGCGCGCTCAATATAATCGTTGAATCTGGTATCGTTTTCGGTTGATGTATCGTCAGAGTTAGGCTTTGGTAAATACTTGGCTTTCCCTGCCTTAATTGCCGCCGATCCTTCGACACAATCGCGGGTCATTTTCCATTGAGGAAGATATTTATCATAATCTGGGTGTTGGTCTGATGCTGGCATTGTTTGAAACCTTATTTAGTTATTAAGGCCACCAGCCTTAGAAATAATTTGATTATATCACTATCGGGCAAAAGATACATTTAGCTTAGTAGCAGGCGCATCAACTGGATATTCGTACGCAATCATATAACCTATGGCGGTTGTAATATGCTGGTATTCATTGTCTTTCTGGTTTTCTTGGAACGATGAGCCTTCCTGTAACTGTACTGTTGATAGCCCCTCGTCACACCATTCGGCTTTAGCAGGATTAACAAATAATGTTCTTTTTCCATCCGCTGTTCTTACCTTTGCCCTAACTGCATTTTGTCTATCTTTTATAGCAGGGTGACTTCTAGCTACTCTGAATGAATAGCTCCATCCATGCTCCTTTAATACGCCCTCAATATCTGTATAGTCTGAGGCGTGACCGTGTTTTTCTCCGTTTCTGCCAGATGGATCGCCATAAACTCTAACCGTCTTATTCTCGTGGTCTTTGAATTTGTCCACGAACTCTAATGCTGATTGCTTAGACACTGCTGATATTAATACAATCTCATCCATCAAATAAACAACATCGTCATCGATAACACCTATAGCAGATGATAACGGAGTGTAGTTCTGGTCATGCATCCATACTAATGCTTCATGTGGTTGTATAGTTCGTGAGGTATGATTTTCCTTTGAATAGTCCTCATATATACGACCGGAAGCTGTCTCGAAACTAGCCTCGTATTCTTGATTATATTGCCTTGTGCTTAATCTACTCTTAGCCGCATCTATAACTTTTTTAGATAGTATCTCTGATGACTTCCAGTGAAAAACCTTTGCATCTGGCGTTATCCCTGAATCAGCTTTTGTACACATCTTGTAGTAATGATTAAGGCCGTCTGGCACACCTAAAAACCAACACCACGCTAAATAGTTCGGCTTGGTTGGGTTCTCTGTATCAAGGGCAGGCATTATGTTTTCGTTTACAGCCTTTGACTTAATATCTGCAATTTCATCAATGCCGCCACCCGTCCAGTTGACACCCTCAATACGCTCTGGTTTATCTAGCCCTAAAACATGTATCTCTGTGCCATTAGGCATGTATATCTTAAGCTCAGATTCAGAGGGTTTTTTTGCGTGAGTGCTTGATAAGGTGAATAGCTTTAGGTCGTTCCAGAATATCTTTTTAGCCTGCGCATAAGTGGGCGCGGCTGCGAAATATATCTCGTTTGAGTTTCTCATAGCCTCTTTAGCTAAGAACCGTTTAAACCTTTCTGTTTTTCCTGATCGTCTACCAGCAGGCACTAAAGGAAAGCGTACGCCATTTTTAATAGCATCTACTAAGGCAATCTGTACAGGATGATCTTTCAGGGGATACCATCTGTCTAACTCTCTTTGTAACTTTAGGTTCACGATGGAAGTTTATCAGCTAGTATCATCAATGCTGCCGCTAGATCATCTGGCGATGCTTTGTCACTATCTGGCTGTGGATGCCATCTATCGGACATTCGATTATAAGACCATGCTAGCGCGGCCTTTGTATCAGGTGGGTAATGTTTAACGATGGGTGTTATGACTATTTCGCCATTTACCACGCGTATATCTTGATCTGGATGAGAGTAGCCTATAGCTCGATGATATAAGGCTCTTTCTACTTGCAGATTAGGCATGTCTTTGCCTAGCTTTAAAGAGTGACAGAATGCTTTATGTCTTAATTTCCATCTGTGAATTGTTCTTACATCTACTTGGAATGCATCTGCTAAGTCTATATCCGTAGCCCCAAGCTCGCACATTTTCTCTGCAATCTTATTGTGTTCTTTCTTGTATGTTGTGTTCTGTCCTGCTGTAGCCACTGGCTATACTCCTTAGTCACAAACTAAGTTCATTAATAATACAATTTATTAGTGTTGATACATGCACCCGAAAAATAATGATTGCACATAGCGTCTATTCTTAAGAAATTCCATATACGCCCCATGCTCTGTCTTAACTTCCACTCGAAATAATAACTCCGGCTTTCCTGTTTTCCAGTTATAGCGATACTTAGGTTTATGCATAATTAATTCCTATAAGCGGGTCAGTCCTTTAACCCTATTTGTCGGGTAAGCTCCTATCAAACAGACAGATCACCTCCTAAGTGGTGCTTGCTGAATCCTTAACATAGTCATTACCTTGTTATAGATTAATGCTTGTTTATGCATAACGGGTTTGCCTGATTCAATTATTCTGAATCCTTGTAATTCACCAATAATACATTTGCTTATATTCATGCTGTATCTGCTACTATTTTTAGCTCAAAATTACCGTACAATGTCTGCGCTGGTGTTGAATCAGTAACAGCGACGATTTGTATATCGTAAGTAGCACCAGCCGTGCCTCCTGCTATAGAGCATTGGACTGCTTCGCCTAAAGGGGTAGAAACGCCGTTTATAGTAAGCGCTGCTGTTGATACCACTTTGTTGCTAATCGTTAAATCAGAGCCATTCAGCTCTAAAATAGTAGGCGTTCCGGTCAATACCTCGCCATCATCTAGCAATTCGCTAAATCTTACCGATATATTACGGGTTTCACTTGCTGTTTTCTGTTCTTTGCTAGTGGCTTTAGACATTATTAAACCTTATGTAATAGTGAATATTCCACTAGCATTCCAAGTCACAGTAAGCGAACCTGCCGACATATCAACAGCGCCACCCAGATCAACAAAGGCCACCGCGTCTTTTCCCGCGTCTGTGAAATTGTAAATAATCCCCCAGTATGCGTCTGTGTCATTTGATGCATCTTGCGCCCATGTTGGATTGACCGTGCTATCAAATGTCATTGTGCCGCCCGCCTCTGAGACTAGCGTTGACAATGCGCCCAAGCTTGTGCCGTTAGTTACGTATGACCCCGCCGCGCCTACTTGTGTAAAGTCTGTTATTACTGGTGTTGCGGTTGATGCTGTCGGCGCTGTTGTGTTATCACAAATAGCGCAATCATTTTTGCCTTTGCTTCGTCAAATACTGTTACGTCATTAACGGCCATTATAAATCCTCGTCTTTAAATTCGTAATGGACTCTATTAGTTTCAAATCCATAATGTGTTAAATTCTTATTAAACTCATACCCTAATTTATTACCAATTAACGTATATTCTAACCCTTCGCTATCAGGTACAGTGATTAAGCCACCAACGACAACAGCTTGATAGGTACTAAGGGTTAGCGCGTCAACCGTTGCGTTTATGACTCTATCGTGAGCTATTGTAACATTATATGGCGTAAGTGTTAATGCATCTGTATTAGCCAGTATATTTGTGCCGAATTGGATATTTGTCTGATATGTAGATATTGATAAAGAATCAGCATTTGCAGCTATGGTTATATCTAGTGATACTGTAGCTTGATTCTCTAATAACGATAAACTATCAGTATTAGCATTTATCTCCGTATCAGCAGTGGTTGAAATATTTGCTTGATACGTGGCAATAGTTAAAGCGTGAACATTTGAGGCAATACCTACATCAAGGGCTATGTTCGCTTGGTAGTTGGTTAATGATAAACCGTGAGTATTCGCAGATATATTCTTATCAAGTGATATAGATGCTTGATTTTGAGTAAGTGAAAGCGCGTCAGTTGTGGCTGATATTGCTACATCAAAAGATATACTTGCTTGGTTTTCTGTGATCGTTAGCGCGTCTGTTGTCGCATCTATTGATGTGTCGCCACCGGCAGCAACATACTCATCAAATCCCATCGAACATGTAGAGCCTGATCTTGTGTCCCCGTCTGGGTCTGGTGTTAGCACATTAGAATCACTGCTTATTCCTAGTCCAGCCGTATGCCATGAAGTATCACCAGCGGCTAAATGATAATCACCCGATCCAACGTATGAAGGTGTACCCGTTACACCATTTGAACCCGGATGCGTGCCATCGGTTGATGAGTTATGGCTTGCTGTAATTCCGGTTATTCTTGTCCAGTCCGTTGTATTTCCACTTGCTATATTATTCTTAGCTGTAACATCTGTGTCGTTCGCCATATCAAAGCCGACAGCGCAACCATCAACAGTGTTGTTATAAACCTGCGTACCGGCTCTTGCACCGTATTCAAAAAATATACCCGTTCCTGTCCATCCATTAATACAGTTATCTTTAACCGTCATTAATGGTGAGCCTGACCCGTTGACTAAGGCGTTATGAGTTCCCGTGCTTAATCCATCATGCCCGAAATAACAAGCTATGAATGAGTTCTCACCCCCTGCCGTAGCATGGAATACATGAGCCCCTACTTGGCCATAAATATTACCTGTCTTGTAGAATTGAACGCCTAATACATAAACCCACGGTATATCAATATCAAGTAATTCACCTGATGAAACATCTTCTAAACGATATTTTGATGTATCA